TCATACAAGGAACCCACCGTTTTCCTCATGGTCTTGGTATACCCGCTTGATGTTGGCAATAGCCATGACCGCTCGGTTGTTCTTATATCCGGGGTGTGTTTCACAGAATCTCTCATACTCGTCGATGTCAAGGAGCATATCATTAAAACACTCAAGTGTAAAGTCCTCACCCCTCATAAGCTCAATGTTGAACCGCAGAATACGCTGGCGGTGCATACTCGCATCTCGCTCATCATCGTCCTGAATATGTTTTTCGAGCTTGTCATGTGTCTCACGTTGTTCCTTTTTGATGTCGGCGATCTCATTCAACACCTCACCGTTGATTGCTCTGCCAATCTTCTTTGACAACCATGACCAAGGATTTACCTTGATCGGGGCAATCTGAACAAAGGTCATAAGCAAAAGGAGCGTTCCTCCGCTCCATCCCAAGATCTCTCCCATGTTCATGTCATGTCCCTCCAAAGTGCTTATCGCGCCGTATTGGAGGTACCGTTGACAATCTTGCTCATATCGCACAGACTGTCAATCAGATCGGAAATCTTGTCCATATCGAGATCATAATTTACAGTATCGGCAGAAGCCTTAACCATAGCCATGACCCATTCCTTCCGATCTGCACCCTTCTCGAACATCGTCTCGGCGCGTTCCATGTAACTGGTAACGAGCTTAACAACTTCCGGCCAGTTTTTGTCCTGGATCGTTTTCCGCACATACTTCACCAGCTGGATTGCCAGCGGGATAGTTGCGGCAAGACCAGACAACACCGATACAATCAGTCGTACCCATTCAGAATCCATAGCACTCTATCCTCCTTTTTTATATTGCAGGGCTTTCTTTGCTGCCCTCTATGCCGTCCTCACAAAAATTGTGTGCTTTAGCAGTTGCGAATTTAATTCCTTCTCCATCAGCACCAGAGTTTTCTACCTCGCTCTTGTGTACAATTTTACTGAGCACAATACTGCAGGCAGTTCCTATCGGAGCAAAAGCTGCCGTGTAGCAAGCCAGTGCCCCAGTATACCCATATACGATACTCAGTCGAGCAAGGTAAAAGCCGCCGGCCAATCCAGCGGCAAGGAAAATCATGATACATACAGCAAGCCAGTTGGTAAATCCAAGGCGTGGTCTCTTCGATTTCGGCTTGCTTTTCTTCTTACCACGCTCGATCGAGATGGTCATTTTACGCCTTGCCCATCATCTGAGTCCAACGATAAAGAACGGTGACGAACTGCTCGCGGGTCAAAATGTCGCCCCACATACAATTCGGCTCGCCGCTGACAGTCGTACCATTACCGGCGATCAGACCATTCTTCGTTGCCCACTCGCGTGCTTCTGCGCTGTATGCGCTTGCGTCATTGTCCTGGAGTTCCTTACGCATTTCGCCCCAGAGTTCTTTGAAACGTGTTACATCCATGTCATCATCCTCCGTTTCGCCATTGAGAATTTCCTGAACTTCCTTCCGCAGAGCATCCATGCTCTTGCCATGCTTCGGCCACCACTGCCCCACGTCGCCATGGTTAGAGCCGTAGCCGGCACGATATGACTCTGCATGATCGCTGATTCCAGAAATCGGATATCCGAATTTCTTGACCATATAGACATTCCATGCCACGACCATTTTCCACATCCGGTCGAAATAGCCCTGGTTTTTCGCCACGTCGTATCCGACCATCGTGCCGCCAGCATAGGTGTGGCCTGCGGGTTCGCAAATCTCCCACTGCACCTTCGTGTTATTCCACGAACCCTTACTGCCGGAACCGCATCCCCACGGGCGACCATTCCATTGCAAAGCGAGAATAATTCGTCCTTCGCCCTTATGGAAGTCACCAAGGAGAGCATTAACACCCCAGCCCGCACTGGACTTGTTCATCGTGTTGAAAAACACATCGACAGAAGGTTGGGCGCAGCCAACAGAATGGTTTACGCAACCAGCAGGCTTGATCGTTCTTCCGCTGGTATAAGCTCCGTTATCCGTCGCAGGGCGGATCTCCAGATGGCTTTCAACGTACTGGATACATTCTTGAACTGTCATCACTTCAAACCACCTCCACGTATTCTCTGCCCCAGTAAGGCTCGCCGCCGTCCTCTGATGTCTTCAGCACAGCATACCAAGCCTTACCGCCGTCTTTACGGAAACGCGGATCGAGTGTCTTAGAGCAGAACCCGAAGCCACCCTCATCCTCTGCCCCGTCACCCCGACACATTTCACGATTACATTCCGTGTTTTTTCTGGGATCGCACTCATAGAACAGGACTTTCTCTCCTGTCACGCCATCCACCAGGTACCCACCACGGGATACAATGTTGTTGATATCGACCATTGAAGTTCACCTCTTTATTTCCGAACGGTCAGAAATTTTCATTACCAACCGTAGATACTTTTCATGCCGGCGGCCCCATGATTTGAGCAAGACGGTAGAGCACCGTCACGAACTGTTCACGGGTAACAAGGTCTTGCCACATATAGTTGGGTTCACCATTGATGACAGTCCCGTTGCCGGTAATCAAACCCATATCCAACGCCCATTGCCGCGCCTCAGCGCTCCACTGGCCGCAGTCGTTGTCCTGCAGTTCAGCTCTCATTTCCTGAAAGAGTTTTCTGAACTGTTCCAAATCAGAGTCGGACGCAGGAGCAGTCTGTGAGGCAAACTGGTCATAGTACCGCTGCCCATACTCAGCACGCTTCTTCTGAACATCCTTACTCTGGTTTGCTGGCTTCTCAAAGTTCAGCAGCACAGCATTGGAAGCCTCCAATATAGAGGTTGCCGCCCGCAGCACCGCCAGCACGCCGGGGTAGCTCTCGGACAGCTCTTTCCAAAGAAAATCCAGCTGCATAGCGAGATCACCGACAGACTTTCCAGACGACTTAGCAAAATCCAGCAGGGCTTGCTTCCGAGTCCAAAACGTCCACTGAGCAAGGCCAAAGCCGGCCTTGTCCTGCACGAAGTTTGTATAGGTGCCGTTATCCACAGCAGCTACATAAGCATTGTCATTCATGCCAAGAACGTTTTCATAACTGTTCTGCAAATTCCGAGGATTAAGGCCGCTTTCGGCAAACAAGTTACCCATCAACCCAGCGATCCCATACTCATTCAATCCCTTCTTTTGAAGGTAGTCATGAACTGTCAGTTCGTTCATCTCGCACCTCCTTACAGATCAGAAAGCGCGGCTTGCTTCTGCCCGACGATTTCGCCGTTCATGCAATACTTGCCGATTTCGTCCTCATCGTCGATATCCTTGTAGATATCCACCATTTCCAAGCTCTCCCATCCAATGATGGTCTTGATCACAGAATCGGGCAGGTTTGCCTTGGCAAGTGAAGTCGTAAAGAAGTGCCGGAGACTATGCCAATACACAGGGATACCCAGAATATTGGAGAAGGTCTCCGCCCAGCTGTTCAGCGTAGAGATAGGCACCGTCTTCGTAGGATCGTCCCTGTCAGGGAACAGCCACTCACTTTCGACACCCAGATCTGCCCGCTTCGCCATCCACGCATCGAAGTAGGGCTTGAAAGGCTTTGCCAGCACATAGCAGGTAAGCATTTTTCCATTGACGCCCTTGCCCTTCGTTCTGACTTTCTCAGGCGTTTTGTAAAACGTGCCATAGATGATGTTCTCGTCGTCGAAGTACGACACTTTGAATCGCGTCAGCTCAGACTTGCGCCGTCCAGAATACCGCGCCAAAGCGAAGCAGCAGGCTTTCTCGTACTGCCCGCGCTCCATCAGATAGTCCAAGAGTTGATCGGCCTGTTCGTCGGTCAGCACCGTCTTCTCTCTGGTCGGCTCATTTACCGGGTTCTCGATCTTGCGGACGATTGACCGGAAGTTGGGAAGCTCGTCATCCAAGATTGCTTCGATGTAGTTGCTCAAAGATGACAACGTACTCTTCAGCCGGCGCACACGGGCGGGAGAGTTCTCGTTGTTCCGCAACAGCCAGTTTTGGTACGAGATGATGTCACGCTTGCTAATCTCCGGGAAATACTTGTTGTCCGCATTTTGGAGTACCCACACGAAGAAAATATACAAATCGCTCGTATATGCCTTAACGGTGGAATCCGCCTTGCCGATACTCCGCAGGTATTCCAGAAAATCGTTCATCAGCCGAATGTTCTTCGGGTTGATCTGGGCGATCAATTCCGGGCTGGTGATCTTGTTTTGTCTCGTCTTCCGTCCCATAACTCTCACCTCCTTTTTCGTATGAAGAAAGAGCCGTACCTTTTTAGGTACGGCTCTTAAAAAATGGTTAGCAAATAGCTGTTTTATTCTGTTATGTGTAGCGGGGCTTCTCTCCACCCTCTACCGCATACCTCATCCAGTCCAGTATGACAATGCCCACAACGGATAGGACAAGCCACAGCAAAGTAAACTGCGGGCAGATTTGTCCCAGGATGTTCCCGGCCAAGTGCGAGTAATCCCACACTCCCAAACCAAGCCACACATTCAAAACAAGTCCGGTAACGAACTCTAACGCTGTAATCGCGGCAGCACAGATACACGCCTGCCCTACCAGCGGCATTCCCCAGGGAAGCTCTGCTCCGAAGCGTTCCAGGGGGACGGCCAGAATAATCGCCAACGCAAACATCGTCCAACTGATCGTTTCTGGCCTGCCCTGAGAAGTCTTCCAGATGACCTCACCGAAGAAATACACACCGCCAGTCCAAAACCAGAGCAGAACAGAAAGCACCCACTTTCCAATTCGTTTCCGCTCCATGCTTATCTTACTCCCATTCCCCGGCAATTTCTTTCAGCCGGTTTTGTTCCCGCAGTGCCTCTTCCTCTTTGACCTCAGCGCCAAACTGTGCCAACATAAAGGCTTGCGCCTTAATGATCTCGGCCTGACGAATGCAGATGTCGGTTAGTTCCGCAATCAGCTCAACACTGCTCATGCGACACCACCCAGCTTTTGCATGATAGCTTCCATCTGAGCCTGGGCTACTGCCATCTTCTCAGACAAAGCTGCAGCATAGGGTTCGGGCAGATCCATACCGTACTGCACAGCAGCGATCTCCTCAGCGTCCGTCATGGCATTGACATAGCTCTTGAGAGCATTGTGATATGCCGTCTGACTGGTAATCAGCGTCTGAGCCGCTACGTAAATCTGAGCGATTTCCGTAGCAGAATACACCGTGCAGGTTCCATCATCGGCCTGATAGGGGTACTCAGTACCACCCAGCTCAACCACACGAAACAGGTTATTGATATTGCTCTGATCCTCCAGTTTCAGATTGAAATGGTCAAGACGATCCCCGATAGGCACATCTACGCCTGCCACGATGACCGCATTGCAAGCCTTGGAAATCTCCAAAAGTTTCGCTGCACGCACCGTTTCCAGAGCGTTGTCACTGCCAAGGATTCCCACTGCATCTTCGGTCGTAATCCAACCATTCGCAACGGCCTTCAGAAGGCCGTTCGCTGAAATGGAGGGTTCGATTCCGCGCAGGCCATTTTCATACATTTCTCTCAGTTTATCCTTCATCTCTCAGCCCTCCAAAATTGTCCGAATCAGACCTTCGATGGTAGTCTGATGGCTTTTGAGTTCTTGCCCACCGTCGATCTCTGAGACAACGACAGTATCGGCACCCTCAATATCTTCATGCCCAACCAGGTTATAGGCCACGCTCTTGAATGCCACACCGATAGCATCTTCACGGGTAGCCGGAGTAAAACATCCGTTGTCACCATAACGAATGTAGTTGACAGAATCAGTAATGCCCAATTCTGTCCCGTCAATTTTGATAATCCGATACATTACTTGACCTCCTTTGCACCAATCAACTTGGCGATATGTTTCAGATCTTCGATTTCGGCATTATAGAAATCGTGATTCCAAAGCCAGAAATCATCACGATCACTGCACTTGTACTGCTGGCAGCGGGGATCATCCCAAATCTTATCCCATCTATCCTGATGTGCCTCATCATGCTTTGCAAGCGTAGACTTGATGGTTTGAATGAGTTTTCCACGCAGAAGCCCTTGTCCATCGTCGTTTTGCGCAAAGAACTCATATGCGCAATCACTGAACACGGCACATACCGGTTTCCCGTTGTGCAGCAAAACATTTCCACCTACTTCCAGCTTCGTGCCGTATGGGATATTTACTTCGCCGCTAATAGTCTTGAATTTTGCTCTTTTTACTGTGATATAGCTATTGTGGTTCACCGTGATATACCTCCAAATAAGAAAACACCCGAAGACTTGCTTCGAGTGCAATCTGTTAGTTATTTTTTACGCGGACTTCTTTAGTTGTTCTTGCTCTCTATACCGACTAAACATGGCATAGTGTAGCCGTCTCAACCGTAACAACCTGCCGTGATCGTCAAAATTCCTGTAGTACGCAGTCTGGCATTCCATGTATTGATCTATCTCGAAAAGTGTTTTCCTACCGGCAAGATATTCCCTATGGAACATTTTCAACTTACGCCTTGCACGCTTCACACCATCACGGCTGCCGTTGATCTTGATTGCTCCGGTTTCCGTCAATGTGAAACGAGCTTTACAAAACCTAAACGGCTTTGTAAGCGGAATGATTTTACACTTTTTCTTATTCACCCTAATACCGAAAGATTCAAACTTTTTAACAATATCTCTCGCTATCTGTTTCAGTTCTTCAATATCATGGTAAATAACATAGTAGTCATCCATGTAGTGACCCGCACAGTGAAGACCAAGTTGACACTTGATATAGTTGTCAATCGCACTTGGGAGAGACACCATCTCCTGCTGGCTTGGTTCCACACCCAAAGGCATACCTCTACCAGGCGCATTGCCATAAGGCGCATAGTCAATGATCGCGTCTGCCACTGCTCGGATCTGCGGATCAAACATTACTTGCTGATGCCGACGATAGATGATATCTCTATTAGCATTCGGAAAGAAGCTCTTCAAGTCAAGAAGGAATATACCTCCTTCTCTTCCATAGCGTCGGTAATGCCATGCAAGCTGCTGTGTTAGCCTGCGGAAATGCCAATGTAGTCCTTTACCTCTCTGACTTGCTCCATTGTCGCAAATCATACTCGGATGATAAAGGGGAATGAGGACTTCATTTGTGAAAACCTTATGAATCTGCCGATCGTCGATGTGCGGGGCATCAATCGGTCGCACTTTTCCACGCTCAGAAATGGTGAAATGTGCGCACTTCTTTTGTTTCCACTTACCATCCAAAACTTCACGCCGTCTCTTGGCTGTTCCAGAAAATAAGTGAAGCTCAAAGTTTTGCGTACTCTGTTTCCAACGGACACCCGTACAACATTTTCTTCCATAGAAGAACATATCGTGATAGTTGAAAACATCTTGAAGTGTACCGACTTCTTTGCTTCGTTTCAGTCTGTTTGCTTGTCGCTTTGATTTCCTGCGATGATATCTTGCCTCTCGGCGTTCTTCGCTTGTCATAAAAAGTATTCGCCCTCCGCATAGTTGTCTTGTAGGTGCGCGTCTAAACTACTTTGACCCGACACATGAAACGAGGATAGCGCAAGTACCCCGCCATGCAAGCAGCGTCCGTGTAAGGTCGTCAAAGGGCAGTTTTAGGGATTTTCACCCAGGGAAGTATCTCTCCTTTTGCGAGGGTCGTCTTTCACCTATCGGTTACTCCATGTGACCCCGCATCGCAAAATCCGGGCGCGAGCGCAGCCGCATTCCTTGCATTGTTATTGTTGGCGCTGCCATCAGTGTTCACATTGCAGAAATTGTTATTGTTGTTGTAATTAGCAGAGCGGAGCCACCACCACGCCGCCAAAGGCGGCGAAAACACCAAGGACACGTTTTCAGAAATACACCCAATAAAGATTTAGCTCTTTTTGATTTGCCCTAACGATTTCAGAGTCCCTTTGATCAACTCATCTTCGTTGTCAATCATTTCCCCAAGACTTGCAGCCATTCTGTCTAACTTTTCCGTTGCCTCCTTCGGAGATACTGAATTTCCCTTAGAAGTTGTAAAACATCCCTCGGGGTTCTTCATTATCACGAGATAGCAATGCGTAAGTCTGACATCCAGTGCTTTTAAGGAAGCTCTTGCTTCCAGCAAATGCGCTTTGCGTAACTCAATTCTCTGAGCGTCTGATGGGAAAATACTGTTCGCTTTCTCAGCATGATCCACTACTTCTCCAGCCAACTTAGCCACAGGTTCGGCCAAAAGTCTGGAATACCGTGCAGACATCCTTGTGAGAAAATTCAGCGTTTCTACATAGATTTGGTTAGCAGTATTGACATACTCAGCCTTACTCGTAGTCCGCCTTGCTTTCAATACAGACATTCTTTTACCTCTCTGGTGAATGGTCTTTTGCCCTATTCATCTGACTTAGTTTGATTAGCAGTAATCGCTCCCTCCGCTTTTTCGACTTCTTCCAGATGTTTCAAAAGCACAAACTCGATGTAGTTTGTCATGGAGCGATGCTGTTTTGTCGCCAGCGCACCAATCTTATCAAACACCTCATCAGATAGACGCAGCGTGAAAACACGTTTGTTTGATGCCAT